CGATTTATCAGCAGATTATTGAAGAATACGGTGAAGATTCAGATGAAGCGCGGGTAGAGGTGTATGGGGACTTTCCTAAATCGGGACAAGACCAGTTTATTTCACCACACATCGTAGATGATGCGATGAAGCGCCCGAAGTATAAAGACATGACTGCACCGATTGTGATTGGTGTTGACCCTGCACGCGGGGGTATGGACAGTACGGTAATTGCAGTGCGCCAAGGTCGTGACATTGTGGCTATAAAACGGTTTAGGGGCGACGACACCATGACCACAGTCGGGCACGTTATTGATGCGATAGAAGAATACCGCCCAACATTAACTGTTATTGATGAAGGCGGTCTAGGTTATGGCATACTTGACCGATTGACGGAGCAGAAGTATAAAGTGCGTGGTGTTAACTTCGGTTGGAAAGCAAAGAATCCTACAATGTGGGGTAACAAGCGTGCTGAGATATGGGGTGCAATGCGTGATTGGCTTAAAACTGCCAGTTTGCCGCAGGATAGAATACTCAAAGCAGACCTAACCGGACCGATGAAGAAGCCCAACTCGGCAGGTACCATATTTTTAGAGGGTAAAAAGGAAATGAAGGCTCGTGGATTGGCTTCACCCGATGCTGCTGATGCCATTGCTGTAACTTTTGCCTATCCTGTTGCACATCGAGAGTTTACCAATCGTACAACTTCACGTTACAATGCACAAAACGGTGCTGTTTCTACCGGATGGATGGGCGCATAATGGCTACTAAAAAAGGTGTTTCGTTAAGTGTTGGACGTGGTGAGAAATTGCCAGTGTCTAAAGGTGCTGGACTGACCGCTAAAGGTCGGGAGAAGTACAATGCTGCAACGGGTAGTAATTTAAAAGCGCCAGCACCAAGTCCTAAGACCGATGCTGACAAAGGACGTAAGGCAAGTTTCTGTGCCCGTATGGAGGGTGTTGTAAAAAACGCCAAAGGTCCAGCAGAACGTGCTAAGGCGTCATTAAAAAGATGGAAGTGCTAATATGAAATCGTCAAAACCTGGTCTTTACGCCAATATTCACGCTAAACGTGAACGAATTGCCGAAGGTAGCGGTGAGACAATGCGTAAGCCTGGTGCTGCTGGTGCACCAACGGCTAAAGCATTTAAAGAATCTGCTAAAACTGCTAAAAAGGCTAAGTAATGCCACTTGTAAAGTCTAAAAGTGCTGACGCATTTCGTAAAAACGTTAAAGCCGAAGTTGCTGCGGGTAAACCTGTTAAGCAAGCCGTGGCTATTGCGTATTCTGTTAAACGTGAAACCGCTAAGTCGGCACCCAAGGGTAAAAAATGAATTTAAAACCGTTAAAACAGTGCGTTTTAGTCGAGCGTGACATTCAAAAGCAAGAAGGTCTAATTGTTCTACCTAAAGAAAAACTGTTCAGTGGTGTAGTAAAAGCTATTGGTCCTAAAGTTGAAGAATTGATGGTCGATGATCACATTCTTTTTGGTGAATACAGTGGTCAACCCGTTAAGCATGATGGTAAAGAATACCTTATGATGAATGAGTCTGATGTAATTGGAGTGTTACATGGCTGATTATTCTGGAATGGCTGCTGTTGAAAAAGTAGCAAACGGTGGAACTGATAAATCTGATTTGTTATCCACTGCACGCGCACGTTTAGACATGGCTATTTCGGCATTGTCTGAATCACGCGAGGATGAGATAGATGATTTACGATTTTATGCTGGCTCTCCGGATAATCATTGGCAATGGCCTGCTGATGTGTTGGCAACGCGCGGTGCAGTACAAGGACAAACTATTAATGCACGTCCTTGCTTGACCATTAACAAGTTACCGCAGCACGTTCGTCAAGTCACTAACGACCAACGGCAAAATCGCCCATCAGGTAAAGTTATTCCTGCTGATGATGGCGCTGATGTTGAAGTGGCTGAAATATTCAATGGTGTTGTGCGACACATTGAATACATTAGCGACGCTGACGTGGCATACGATACAGCGTGTGAAAATCAAGTATCTTATGGTGAAGGTTACATTCGTATTCTGACTGAATACTGCGACGAAAACACTTTCAACCAAGACTTAAAAATTGGACGTGTGCGCAACAGTTTTAGCGTATACATGGACCCGCTTATTCAAGACCCTTGTGGGTCTGATGCGCAGTGGTGTTTTATCACTGAGGACATCACCAAAGAAGAATACCATCGTAAATATCCTAAAGCGTCACCCGCTAACACTTTGCAGACGCTTGGTGTAGGCGACCAGTCTATCAGTAACTGGATTAATGAAAACACTGTACGGATTGCTGAGTATTACTACATCGATTACGACCGTGTTAAGTTGAATCTTTATCCTGGCAATCAAACAGCGTTTGAAGGTACACCAGAAGATAAGATGATGAAAGCACAGTTTGGTAAACCATTACGTTCACGCGAGTCTGAACGTAAAAAGGTCAAATGGTGCAAGATTAACGGCTACGAGATTCTTGAAGAAACTGATTGGGCTGGTAAATACATCCCAGTCGTGCGTGTAGTTGGTAATGAATTTGAAGTTGACGGGCGTTTGTACGTCAGCGGCATAGTGCGTAATGCCAAAGATGCACAACGTATGTATAACTATTGGGCTTCGCAAGAAGCTGAAATGCTTGCGTTAGCACCTAAAGCACCGTTCATTGGTTACGGTGGACAGTTTGAAGGTTATGAACAACAGTGGAAAACTGCTAACACTCAAAACTGGCCGTATTTGGAAGTAAATCCAGACGTTACCGATGGTCAAGGTAGTATGTTGCCGTTACCGCAACGTGCGCAGCCACCAATGGCTTCTAGTGGGCTATTGCAAGCTAAAGCAGGTGCATCGGAAGATATTAAATCGGCTACTGGTCAATACAACGCATCGTTGGGTATGGGTAGCAATGAGCGTTCCGGTAAGGCTATTCTTGCACGTCAGCGTGAAAGCGACACTGGTACGTATCACTACGTGGACAATTTAGCTAGGGCAGTGCGTCACGTTACCCGTCAGTTGGTAGACCTTATTCCTAAGATTTACGATACTGAACGTATTGCGCGGATTATTGGTGAGGATGGTACACCAGACATGGTGAAATTTAATCCTGACCAGCCCGAAGCTGTACGAAAGATTGTTAATGAGCAAGGTATTGTTATCGATAAGGTTTACAACCCGTCCGTCGGTAAGTACGATGTTGTTGTTACCACAGGTCCGGGTTACGCCACTAAACGTCAAGAAGCTCTTGAAGCGATGGCGCAGTTGTTGCAAGGTAATCCTCAACTCTGGGCTGTTGCTGGCGATTTGTTCGTTAAGAACATGGATTGGCCTGGAGCGCAGCAAATGGCGAAACGATTTGCTCGAACCATTGACCCTAAACTTATGGATGATGCTGAAGATAATCCTGCGTTAGCAGCAGCACAGCAGCAGATGCAAGCTATGGGTGCTGAAATGGAGCAAATGTTTCAGATGCTTCAAAATGTGCAGAAGTCGATGGAAGCGCAAGATATGCGTCGCAAAGACTACGAAGCCGAGATTAAAGCATATCAAGCTGAAACACAGCGCATATCGGCAGTACAAGCAGGCATGAATGAGCAGCAGATTCAAGATATTGCAATGGGTGTAGTTGCCGCAGCTATGGAGAGCAATAACATGGTTTCACCTAGTGAGATGCGCCAACAACCTGAACCAATGCAAATGCAACCAGAAATGCAAGTGCCACCTGAACCAATGGAAGGTATGCAATGAAAGCCTGTGATTTTGTAGGTACGTTATTTTTAGCACGTGACGTCGCACACTCGGTGCATTTAAACACCCGTAGCTACTCAAAGCACAAAGCATTGCGTCACTTTTACAAAGATGTAATTGAGTTGGCTGATAAGTTTGCGGAAGCGTATCAAGGTCGTCACGGACTGATAGGTCCCGTTAGTCTATTAAGTGCTAAAAAAACAAGCAACATAATAGACTTTTTAAAAGAGTCTTTAAAAGAGATTGAAGATTGTCGGTACGAAATATGCGACAAAACCGATACCCCGATACAAAACATCATTGATGAAATTGTTGGGCTTTACCTTTCGACTTTATATAAGTTACAATTCCTAGCATAAGGAGCCAACATGGAACTTTTGAAACCTCTTAGTAAAGCTGACTTTCCTGGTAGGTCAGTAGCGTACACCGGTAGTGCCGGAAACACTGACGCATGGGGCGCTGGTCCTCAAGGTGTAGTAGTGTGGTCTGATCAGGCTTGCTACGTTGAAGTTGGTGAGGGTGCTGTGGCAACTACTGCTAGCACACCCATTCCTCCATTTACACCCATTCCTTTTGCTGTACCACTAGGTGTTAGCGG